TATCGGAGATTCGCAAGAGGTCTTGTACCTTCTGTGGGACGACCTGCCCTACGGCCTTGAACACTTCGCCGTTGACTGAGTAGGCGTTCTCCGAATTGGATTTGTAGCGAGCGATGTTGATATCGTTGCTCAACAGCACAGACACTTCGGTCTTGCTCTTCTCGTTGCTCCACCAGGATCGAAAAGAGTCACCAGCAAAACGGTTGAAAGACAACCAATACAATGCTCTACGAATAGCAGTCTTGCCAGACTCACTTTCGCCTACGATGACATTGACTCCAGGGTGAAGCGCCAGCTCGGTTTTCTCATGCGACTGAAAGTTGACTATCTTTAGATTCTTGATCGACATAGATTCTCCTTCGAGTAAAAAATGAGGGGGGGCGGACGTTTTTGGAGGGTGTGTGTGGATGATGGTTGAGGGGGTAACTGCGTCCGCCCCCTCGAGGTATTCGTTAATCGTCGTCTCCTCCCAGGCGATCTATCAACCAAGCCAGGAGACAACCGATTGTTAAACTAACCACAACCGTGTATACCAGATCAAGATATCCGTCGGATGCTTGTATCACGATCATTTCACCTGTTTTAAGGCGTCCACGACTTTATTCCAGTACTCCAAAGTCGCTTTCTTTTTCCATCCGTTCGGCCCACCGTTGTGGATACGTGCGACCTTTTCCCAATCTCCATTCCGAACGGCTTTCGGGCAATACCGATTCATATAGGCCCAGACGATAATCTTGGAGAACAGCCATGTACGACAACCATCCCACTGGTTCTTGAATTGTGGGGCCTTCATTTGAATTCCGTTTTTGTTCAGCCACTCCATGGCCTCAGTGAAATAATCCTTGGAGATTTGTAAGGGACCAATCCTCGTCCCTCCATCTCCAGGTGGAGCATTCTCCTTGCGCCCGGATGCTTCGACCAAATTCATTGCCTCAAGCAGTTTGTCCCATGAATTCATGATTGTCCTCCTATGATCTGATGAAGATGCAGTTGTACTCTTTCGAATTTGGGATGCGCATTGCGTTGACCATACGAAAGTCAAGTCCACCAAGATATTGGCGAATGGAGGTGCCGTCTTGTAGAGGTTGGTCCAGACCCATTTCGATCATCAACGATCTGACGCCTTTCCATTCCAGCAGTGTGCGAATGGCTCGAAGAGTGCTAGCCGTTCCATCCTCTACGTCAATCTTGATGTGAATTTCGTCAAACAGTTTGGTGCCGGTTTGAAATAATATCTTGGACACTTCACACACTGCCGGATCGTGGGAGAATTGATTCAGGTTGATTTGTGTGACTAATTCAACCGAACTTCGTTCCGCTCCACAGATCCGGCAGTTGATCAACTCCACCAAGTCAAGATATTCTGTGGTGGGACTTGCGTCACTGAACATGGCATGCAATGGGGTAATCACACCAGGTTCGCTGAAACGGTCCCGGAGTCGCAGATCATTCAGATCAATGTTCTGTGTCAACTTGGCGTAGTTGATCGGATCGGGTTCAATTGCGATTACCGCACAGTGGTTCTTCTTTGCCGCATACAACGAATACTGTCCGATGTGTGCGCCAACATCGATGAACAGGCTTTTGCCATCCGTGAAGGTATCGATCCAGTTCAGGGTCTCGGGCTCCTTCGTGGAGAAGTTGGACGCTCTCCACAAATCGTTCATGTCGGACGCCATCATACGAATGGGAACGCCTCTTACATTGACTGTTTGAGTCTGCAAATGATTCTGCAACCAGACCCGGGTCTTGTATGTCAACCATCTTCGAAAACTCATTGCTTTTTCTTCCTGAGTATCAGGCCTCCTTTCTTGATGTGCTCTCGTACTTCAGAACTCAGTCGTTGCATTGCCCCTTTGTCCGGTCGATACCATTCGTGGGTGACCAGGGATTCGTCCTGTTTGCACCGATAGAACATCGATTGCATCATGTCCGATTTGCAGTACACGCAACGGATCATGAATGGAGTTACCCCTCCTTCTATCAGATCGATTGTGAACAGGCTCTTTTCGCAGGAAGGGCAGATATATTGGTTGATCAGATTACGATTGGTCATGGCGATGTACCTTGGCCGACTGAGGCCGTTCTATGGTCATCCAATGTGAGTAGATCCGATCCCACGCCCATGGAAGATTGTGAACGTTCTCATCGGATAAGAATCGCTTCGCATCCTCCCTGGCTTGACGAGCCTCCCTGGTCAACGGGATGCCGTGTTCAAACGTCAGGATGAGTACCCAGACACTGGGATCGTCCGGAGGCAATCTTTGACTGACTGGAATCCACAGTGACTTGAATAGATCAGATTTGCTAGGCATTGACTCCACCTCGATGTCGAATACAGGCGGACCAGGCTATCAGTAATGCATCCCCTCGTCCGTCCTTGTATGCACCCTTCGGTCCGGTCAGCCTCGTCATGATGGCCGGGAATAATCGTTCGATTACCGTCCGGACAGCAGCCTTGGGATTGTCCCCATCCTTCTTCGTCACAATTCCCTTTCTCCAGGTTTGTGGAGGCAGGGTCTCGTAAGGGATTCCCAAGGAAGCCAGGATGCCTTCCCATCGCCCAAAGTTTTGTCCCATCGAAAACATGGACGTTACCCCTTGACCAGGCATCGCCGACACTTTTTCCAATACCGTCCCACAGATATTGTACTGGCACTGCAGTAGGTGTAGACTGCCAACGATTTGTGCCATGGTGTTATCCTTGGGCCAGTCCAGGAATATTACATCCCGTGTATAGACGATGCCATTCTTTCTCTCGGTGGTGTAGATGATAGCGCAACAGGCCCCGTTTTTACCAGGATCAATCCCTAAGTAGGCTGGTGGTTTCTCACTCATGTGTATCTTCGCTTTCTGTCGATTTTCAATGCGTCTTCAATGGCATTCCACGATCGTTGAACGCATTGACGAAGTTGATTCTCCTGGTTATGTCTTTCGATCAACCTGACCAGTTTGGTCTCTGAACTTTTGTAACTGAAGTCTGGTGCGTGCACTTTTCCAGGACCGATGACTGGCCAGAATTTTTCTTCGACCAGGAAGTTGACGCACGAACCAACATCGTCGATACCGTATCCATCGTATAGCGACAGTTGGATGGCACGTCGTTTGCCCGTGATTTTGTTCTTCGTTATCTTGATGAGGACCCGGGATCCGATGGACTTGCCATCCTTCGCTATCTTGCCCATGTACATCAACCAAATCTCATGTGAGCAGTAGAACTTAAGTGCCCTTCCACCCGATCTGACTTTCTTTTCGAAACTCATGGGATTGATATTGTCCCGGGTCTGTGAGATGATGACTAGAAATGATTTCGTCTGACTGACTCGTCGTGTAATCTCACTCAACATCTCACTCATGATCTTCGGTTTGGACAATCGAAATGAGCCCTTCTCTTTCGCCTGCCGTTGCTTCATTCGGGCTTTCTTGACTATCTCAATTCGTTCGAGATCCTCATCAGTGGTGATTGCGTCGAATGAATCCAGTACGTAAATGAAAGGTTTCTTTCTATCGATTGCCCGGAGAATGTTGTACCGAAAATCTTGTATCGTGTCCGAACACTTTTCCAGATTCCCATCACCGGCTGGGGATTGTATTCTCTTCGCCAGCGTTTCGCCGAACATGTTGATCAGGCCGGACGTGCAGGCTTGCTCGACATCGTCATAGATGAGTTGATAGTCATCAAACTCTGCACGTCCGGCTACTTCGGCCAACATGGACAACGCCAACACCGACTTGCCGGTGTTCGAGTCTCCGATGATGTTGATCATATGTCCTGGCTGAAACGCGCCCCGCACCTTGTCCGAACACGCCAGATTCAATAGAGCTGATCCGGATGGAATCAGTGTGATTGGCTTTTTTTTCTCTGGTGCAGATGTCAGTCTAGTCTTCTGAATCTGCTGAACCAGTCTCTTTTCGTTTTCTTTTTGTGGGGGCTTGGCCATGAACAAAAACCGCCTTCTGTCCGTTTGGTAATTTCCCGTGGATGAAATCTATCCACCGCTGTTTATGCACTACCCACTTGCCATGCCTGACGTTTCCCAGTTGATGTCCCAGTTCGTAAATCCTGGCCCAGTTGTAGATGGCCTGTCGGGAGACGAGGACGCCATACTCCTTGGCAAGCATCACGGCTTGCGTAGTTGAGATGAATTTGTCGTTCATTTCTTCCTCTTTGCCAAGGCGTCGTACTCGTCTTGGCACTCACCCCAGTTGTCGCAGGAGTCGCATTCAGTAAACTTATTGCAGTCCTTACCAAAGATTCCACCACCGGGGCAATGCTTTCCAGACTTGGATTTGGACTGCTTATCGGGGACGGTCGATGAACCAGACTTTGCTTTCTGTTTGGCGGGAATGGGATCTTCGTCCTCATCCTCGTCTTCATCGTCATCATCGTCCTCATCACGAGATCGGACCGGCTTCTTCTTAGGCCTGACATCCTCTTCCTCATCCTCATCAACCTTCGACTTCCTGCGGGGCTTTTCATCATCGACATCTTCCTCGTCGTCATCGTCACGGGGGCGGGTTGACTTCGGCTTTTTTGACTTCGGCTTTTCCGGTTTCAATTCCTCCTCCCCATCGCCCGCCTCCACATCAATGTCTTCATCATCATCACGAGGACGGGCACGACGACTGGGCTTTTCTTCTTCATCTTCATCGTCGTCAGCGAAGGGACTTTCATCTTCATCATCATCTTGCTTGGGTTTGGGCTTCCGATAGGTTGAACCGGATTTGGAATCGCGCTTCTCGTCCTCGCCTTCGTCCTCGGCAGACTCATCGGCCATGTCGTCGAAGACTTTCTTGAGTTCTTTGTAGGGCAGGACCTTCAGGAGATCGTCCAGACAAATCACGTCTTTCAGAATGGACTCTTCGTAATTGTAATCCCGCTCCTTGAAGTCGATGCGCTTTGCTTCCGCGAAGGTCGTCTTTCCCATGGACTCTTCACCAAATCTGACTTGGATCGTCAGTCCGTTGTTCAGGCAGGGGTAACGATCCAGTTGTCCGTCGTCACCAGCGATGTCGATTTCCTGGGCGAGCTGCTTGGTGAAGTTGTGGAAGGACATATCGAACAGTTGGACGCCTTTGGTTGGTGGATCGATGACGATAACGTTGTACAGGACTCGCTGTTTGGGAGTCAATGCAGCGATCTCTTCCTTGGTCCCACCCGCCTTGCGGACCCGGACCAGCTCCTCGCAAATCGGACAACGCTCGCCAATCGACTTGGGACAAACGTACGACTGTTGCTCGACCCCGATGTTATTGTGTACCCAATAGGGCCGACGATGCCAGAGACTGCCCCGTTCACAACCATCCGGATGGTTGTCGCAATTCACCTCGTAGGGAATGATGTCAATCGAATATCGTCCCGACTTGGGGTTGAAGAAATCGACGTCCCGAGGAAATGCAAACTTGCGTGAACCTCCGCCCCGTTGATGTGCTTCCTCCTTCGCCTTGTCACGTACCCGACGGAAGTTGACATCCCTAGCTGAGGATCTTTCTTGCGAAGGTCTCTTCGGTTTCATTGCCATTGCGCAAACTCCTTTCCATGAATTTGATGTTTAATAAATAGATGATCAGCGCCCTGTAGTAAGCACCAAACGCAAATCTGACGACTAGATAAATCCACGCTGGCGCCAACAGGAATACTCCGATGATGCCGATTTCAGTCATCATAGGCATTCTCCGTTTTCTTAGGAGGCTTGGGCTTCCCGGTTTTCATGTCCCGTCCTTTCATGTGGCGTACCACATCAGCATCGGCCTTCTTTTGAAAATCATTCAATACCCTGGGTTGCTTTGGCCCCGCGAAGTATTCCATACCCAACAACGTGACCAGGTTTTTCAATGCCTCACCCTTCGCTTGCATGGCCCGGAGGGCTCCGGAAATCACTTCATGATTGTATTGTAATTCGATATACTCCTTGCGAACGGCCGACATCTGTTGGTCCGTATCGACCACTTCCTGAATAGCACCTTCGGTCAGTTTCAAGATGCCGAATCGCTCTGGCTCCTGACGAATCGACTTCCGCAATTCAGCTTCATTCCCGGCGATTTTCTCCTTCAGCAATTTCAGACTGCGCTCTGCAGCGGCTGTTGCCAATGCATACTGGGCGACCAAGTTGGCATGCTTCAACCATTCCACATCCAACTCGTTT